GTTTCACCTCTGTCCCGTCCTCATGCTCCATTCTTGATTTTGCAAGATGCAAAGGGGAGTAAAACGTATCTTCGTTCAGCGCAAACCCCTGACGCTCCTGCCTGCAATAGATTTGATGCCCGTCACCGTCGATAGTGACCTTGCTGTCAATCTGCAAGGGGGCAGCACAGCTGATGTCCCTGTCAAGCACAATCTTTTTCTTTCCAGCTTCGAGAGCCTTGACCAACTCCTCATAATTCAGCACATGCGTCCTTTTGTCCTTGTTAAAAAGACTCCAAATAATTTTTTTGATACCCATAATTATTTTTTTTCATTTTCTATAAGTTAAAATTTTTCAATCCAATATTCTTGCCGCCCCCGGTAATCATCATCAACAACAAAGTATCTCTCATTAATCAAAGACACACACAACTTTTTTTCCATTACAGTACGCTTTGTACAAGCGTCTAAAATTCTTTTCTGCCCTGATGCCGAACTCAGTGCAATCCGACATTCAGCCACCATCCATGATGAAATGCGCACCGCGTGCCACGACAACACCGCCCTTCAAATCAGTATTTTTCAGCGTGAGTTTCACACCGCTTTTCAGGTTGATAATATACTTGCGGTATTGTTTATTACCGCATCTTATTAAACGGTATTCCGTATATTCGTGACTATTGCCCTGATACCAGTCGAAGTCCACACAATAGCCCGTGCCGAAAGATTTGTAATAAATATAGCCATCCTCATATTTAACAATCGGCAAAGTATAAGCCGTCCAACCGCACGAGAAATTGATAAACTGATGTCTTTCCACCTCGTCTTGTGATAGATGCGTTGCAACGCGGAAAATGCCTTCTCCTTTTTCCGACAGTTTCACCTCTGTCCCGTCCTCATGCTCCATTCTTGATTTTGCAAGATGCAAAGGAGAGTAAAACGTATCTTCGTTAAGCGCAAATCCCTGACGCTCCTGCCTGCAATAGATTCGATGCCCATTACCGTCAAGGGTAACATTAATGTCAATCTGCAAGGGAGCAGCACAGCTGATGTCCCTGTCAAGCACAATCTCTTTCTTGCCCTCATTAAGAGCCTTGACCAACTCCTCATAATTCAGTACATGCGTCCTCTTGTCCT